AGTTTTATTCTTAAGTGCAGTTGGGCTCAACGTGGCTAAAATTGACTGATACATTTTGCCTTTGTAACCATTCCCTGAACTTCGATAACGAGCAGTCATGAATTTAATTTCAGAACCATCAGAAAGATCCATACCAACTTCGGTACTTCGCTTCAACTTTTTATTAACACTGGTCACTGCATTTTCAAGTGTAGTTGAAATTGACAAATAACCTTCTTCAGCTAGGAGAAGTGCTTGATCTAAAGTTACATTGGATTTTGTTTTAACATGTGACCACAGATGTTTCACTGCCAGCATGTCAGACTGTGCGGCATTCTCGGTGTGATTAGTTGCCATGATTACACCTTACTCAACTGAATTTCGTAAGTGTGTTTTTGCATCTTGTGGTCGTAGTAACGAACTGTAGTTGCAAACCCATCATTTTTACCCATGCTGTCGAGCACATAAAATAGTGCATCATTTTGCATTGAGAAGTCACTTGAACGTCTTTGCTTAATAGCTGTGGACGTAGTGTAGTAGGAAACACCATTTACGATAGCACGGATCTTCATAACAACTCCTTTTCAATCATCATAATAACTATTATACTACGATATTGAATTAAAGTAAATACCCCTACCGAGCCTGTGCCCAACAGGGGTACCAATCCCCTCAAATCCGTAGGGGATTACTTTTTGGCGTTTTCAGCCTTACCATGAGAGATGGCGTAGGCGATACAAACATTGTCACCACGCTCATAGGCACAACGAACTGCAATAGGGTCAATCCCCTTAACAATTGCAGATTCAATATTTGACTTCATTGCTTCAGTCTTATGATGATTGTAATAAGTTCCACAACCAATTCCAGTAATTAAAACTAATACTACACCAACAACAAACGATATAGTTTCATTCATAGTCAACTCCTTAATTTTTAAAATTTTACCAAGAACCATCATCGACAATTATCCTTAAAGAAATTGGCAATAACGAAATAAAAACTCCACGCATATTTGGGTTCAATTCATCTGGATGCATGAACTCAAAACTTACTCTCCAATGAAATGGGTTTAGTGCGAAACTAACCCAAATCCCAGAATAACGAATGTATTTACTTAAGATCTTTAACATCGTCGCATATTCCTAACTTTTTCGCTTCTGCTGCACCCAACCAAATGTCCTGTGGTGGAAGTAGATATTCTCTAATCTGTTCTTCCTTCAAACCAGTACATTTCTTGTAGTGAGCAATCATGCGTTTTGTGGTTAAATCAAACTCTTTAATTTGAGCAAACAACTCATGTTCCTTACCAAATGCACCCCATGAGTATTGGTGAGAAAGAATGGAAGTATTTGGTGTAAGGATTCTTTGCCCATTTGTTCCTGCAATAAAAATCATTAGTCCAGCTGAAGCAACCTGACCAAGTCCAACTGTTCGAATTGGAATTGAGGAACCTCGCATGACATCAACTAAAGCAAAGGCAGCATTTAAATCACCACCTGGAGAAGTGATAATCAAATTTAACATCTCTGGACGCTCTTCAGCAAAATTTGCTTCAAAGATCCATTCAACTGCATTCTTAGCAGTACTAAGACTTACTTCCTCCATTAGGAGAAAGAACGAATGTTTCGAGCTCTCTTCCTTTAGGGATAGATTTAGTTTTTCCATCATAATGTTTACCACCTTCTTTATAAAAAATATGTCGCCCAATAACAGTAGTTCTTTGTAACTTCCATCTTGGATTTACGTAGTCAGCATGATAATATAGAGCACCTTTTGTTATATCATCTATGTTTTCATAATTAGCATAAACGTGTAGTGCTACGTCCATTGCTTTATCATAAACATCACTTCTCTTGTTTATATTAACTGCCATGCAGAACCAAGAGAATTGACAAGTCCCAACAGTTTTCTGTTTGACAACTCCGCAAATGTCTTTGGGGAATCGTGGGTCTTGAGTTCTATTTAATGTTACCAGAGCAACAGCAACTTTGCCTTCTTCAGATTCATAACCTGCCTCATGATAAATGTTTTCAGCTAGGCAATCTACCTGCTGTCTTGCTTCCTTTGTTAACTCTGTATATGTAATATCAAATAAACGAAAATTTTGTGGGTAAGCAGTTGCAAATATTGTTGATGCAATCATTACCGAAATTATTAAAAGTATTTTTGTATATACTCGCATAATTCTCCTTAATTAGTTAAGAAAGAGAGCGGATGCTCTCTTTCAATCCCGTATCAAGTGGACTTTTTGCTAGTCTTTATAGTATCAGTTGGGATATTTGAAACGAAACCATTTAGGGCAGTTGCCTTTGCAATGATATCAGTTTCGGATGGGATAGCAGGGAAACCTGGATGATCAGGGATCGTGCCTCCATTGAGTTTAGCAGATTCGACTTTCATGTGCCAGTCGTTGCTAATTTGTTCACGCTTACCGTAGTACTCATCGTTAAGCATGTCTTTCGCCATTTTTAATAATTCAAGGCGAATCTCGAATGGTGTCATATTAGACATAATAATACTCCTTTGTGTTGTGTTATGTGTAATGTTAGTTTTATTGGGATCTAACAACCCACTGTGTATATTATTTAGTAGTCTCTACTTTTTTCTTTGGAGTTGGACGTGTCTTATCTTTAAGATTTTTGTCACAAACTACTTCTTTGCTAGGAACGCATTTCTCAACTTTCTTTGCTGGTTCTTTCTTTGCTGGTTCAGCTGCAAATGCAGTAGAAGCAACAGCCATTGCTAGAATTGCTAATAATTGTTTCATTTTGATTCCCCTATAAAATTTAATGTTACGTTTGGATTTTTATCCATTATTTCTTGCCATTTATTACGCCAACCTTCAATATGTTTCATATCTCCGTCAACGATACCACCTTCTTTAATATGTATTCTTGTATAAGATATTCCAACTGAACTAAACCAAGAATCACATCCAAATATATCTATATTAGTATAACCTTTATCAATAACCTGTTCAACTGCAGCATGACCACTTGAATAGTATGGATATTTTGGAGTTATCAATTGAATCAAAAATGGTTTAAACAAATCACGTTTTTTTAATACATCAGTTTCTTGCCATGCTTTCACTGAAAAATATGTAGGCACTGTAATTAGATCTAGATTCTGTGCCCATGCCCTAACTACTTCTTCATCAAGGACTACAGTTGCATCAACTTTAGTCCAAGGTATATTACAACCAATAATAAAACCGTACTCTGTAGATGGTTCGTAAAGAATACGACTTGGTCCATTACAGAGTACGGCACACTTCATTTAGAAAGAGTATTTCAAACCTGCAGATACAGTGCTTCCATCTAAAGACTTAACACGAGATTGACCTGCTTGATAACGATAATCAACAGTTGCTGCAATTTTGGTAGTGACTGGAATTGAAACACCAGCACCTACTAAAGCTGCATAACCATCATTTGCGTTCTTTTGATCTAAATACGCAACACCTGCTTTTGCAGAAAGAGTTGCGGAACCAATTTTAGTCAAATCATAAGAACCCATTACTGTATACTTATCAAGGTCAGTCCCTCTGCTATAACGATCGAAACCAGCAGTTACGCCAACTTTATCAAATTTCTGACCGATTGTTACACCATAACCAGTGCGATCTGTATTAGCAGAATCAGTGCTGGCATTGACACCTACTTCAACTGCATGAGCCGAGAATGCTGCCAATAGTGCTGTTACTAAGATTACCTTTTTCATACCTTTTCCTTTTTAAAAACATAATGTGGTAGGTTATTCTGTTACGAGGAAACCTACCGAAACCCTAAGCAGTGTTTAGGCTGCTAATGCGAACTGTGCGTCGTTTGCGTTTACGTTGTTTTACTTTTAACGAGTATCTGTCTCGTGCTGTCCACGCATTTACTTATTGCCCTGTCGAAACCTAGTCACCCCCATCAGAAGTACACCCATTAGAGCCCATAAAATGGTTTCTTTCATCTAACACATGCACTTCTGGTGGAGGTGGGGAGAATCGAACTCCCGTCCAGAACACTTTTCTCTTTGCTTCATACAGCAATTCTTTAAACTGGTTTTACTGCCACACCTTCAGACAAATCAAAACCAGTTAAATTACCTTCTTCTTCATCTTTATGTAGTTCAGCAGTAATCTCATTGAAGTTATAACTACCTTCTGTAGTTATAGTTTTATACAACTTACCACCAATATAAATTTCGTATTTCATTTTCTATTCCTAACATATAGTATAGTATACTATATTTATTATTTTTAGTCAAATTAGATACCCTTTAGTTGCAAATATTCTTTGCGAAGATCTTTAAAGTGTCCAATCCATTCGTTCCTACGCTCTTCAAACACTTGCGGAGTATAATTATCAACCCCAACTATAATTACAAGTCGGTTGACAGGAATACCAGTCAACTCCTCAAACATAACTGCATATGCAGAAGTCTGCATAAAGTAACCATGAATCCAATCGCGATTTTTAAGTTTAGATGATGTTTTAAAATCAATGATAGATAACCTACCTTTATACTCAGCAATACAGTCAACAGTTCCTGCAACTTGTAGATGATGAGAATAAAGTGGACTCTCTAACGCATGTATATTATCTATATTGTTTAATTCTGGGACGAGACTTTTAAATAAGTGCGAATCAAAGAAATCTGGTTCAGT